GTTATGAATGTACCTATTACAGTAGGGGATGGTTTAGGTACCACCACAAATAATCCTGCAAATGTTACGGTGACTGTTGATGGTACTGAAGTAGATGTAGATAGCCTAGATGGTGCTACAGGACAGATTATACTTCATGAAGCTCCTCAAGTGTGTAAACCTGTGTTAGTTACTTATTGGTATAAAATCAGTCCTGAGATATTTAAGGGTAGGGCTTGGGTATCAGGTGATTCTGGTACGATATTGATGACAAGTGATATAGGGGCAACTTGGACACAGCAAACTTCGAATACTAGTTATGATTTAAATGGGGTAAGTTTTTTTGATCAGAATAAGGGTTGGGTAGCGGGTGACTTTTCAGTGATGCGTCATACAGAAGATGGAGGTACGACATGGACAGAACAGATAAGTGATACTGTTTCTCGTAGAGTACAGAAGGTGTTTTATGAAGGCAATACAGCAGCAACGGACACTTTTTTAGATGATGAAATGATACATCCTGATACAAATATAGAGACTACAAAGAGAATTCAAATTCAATATAAAATTAGAGTGATCGAAAATGTAGACCCAGCTTCTTATCCTGATGCAGGATTGGGTTCTGATGCTATAGTGGCTTTAGGTCCTAATGACACGGGTACTTTTGCATATCAGAATATGGGTTCTTCTACAGGTGACTATGGTTTATGGCAAGCAAGATGTACTAATACTGTAGATGGTCTTGCTTGGGCTATACCTATGTTCTTTGTGAGTAGAAGAAATAGCACGGCTTATAGTGCTGCAAGTAATGCAAATGGATCAAATGTTAAGGGAGATACTATTCGACCGGATCTTTTAACAGGGACAGATATAGTAGATCAGGATATTCTTGATGTAAGGAGACAGATCATTACTCCTTCTGTTACAGAGTTGTTAAATAAGAATTTTGATGCTTTAATGAACAATGAATTAAAGACTCGATTTTTCAGACAGACTACAGGTGGTGATAGCTATGCGGTAGAGCCTCTTCAATTAGATTATATAAACAGTGGGTCAGGGACTGAAATTAACGCTTCATTGAGTGATGCAGTTTCGGGTGAAGTCTCATCGGACACTACTATAAGTTCGTATTCAGGCAGTGTACCTGCGACTACAGTAGTCCCTTCAGCATATATATTGAAGATATCTGATATTTCTTCAAGTATACGAGGGTTATTTCACCCTAATCCTACTTATTATGCCGTTCAATACAGGAGTCCGGGGAGTGTTTATGATGGTAAACCAGTACCGGGAAGACTCACTGGTATAGGAACAGATGAGATAACATTTACTTTTAGTTCAAAAACTAATACTACAAATGATGATATAAATTTAACAGACTATGATATAACAGCTCATTATGTGGAATTTAGTTCTAAATCATTAAATAGAGTCCCCTCTGTACCTCAGCTAGTGGAAAATACAAGTGGTAGTACTACCGATCCTTCCTTTTTTTACAGGGGGGTATTTACTAGTGAGACTTCTGGACGAGAGATTGAGGAATGGGATTCGGGGATTACAGGATATCCTAGTTACACTCTTGCTTATCCTGCTATTGATGCAGGAGGATCTGCTCAAGAAGCCAGAGCATCTTCTATTGAGGTTCATAAATATATAAGGCTCACTAGTACTGAGATACAAACAGCAAATCAGATAAAAATAAGTACTAAAGTTTATCCTGATACAGGAGACTCGTCTTATTATACAATTAATTGTATAAGTAAGATTAATAATATCACTTCAGGGTTTTCTTTTAAACTAGAAGATATTGTAGTTGTGCCTGATGAAATCACAATTACTAGTGTGTCAGGATTTCCTTTTATTGAAGACACTATCATCGAAGTTGTAGGTATGGCATTAGCAAGTACAGGAGATACACATGTCAGAAATGGCGCTAGTGTGAATTTTACTCGGGGTGAGAAAAAGATTAGTCCTTTTTGTTATTCTTCTCGTTTAAAATTGACCTATTCAGTTCTAGTGTCAAGAACTAGTGCCTCTTTTAGTTCTACAAATGTAGATACAGGTCAGATCTCAACAAGTGGTGGAATTTTTCTTGGTATTAGTACCACGGAAACAATTGATAGTTTAACTGAGCATTTTGCTTGGATTGATGATGTTCTTACTCCTGTTACTGTAACTGGATTTGGTACTACTAGTTTGGATATAACTTTTCCTTCTGCAACTCCGTCAAGTATTAAAATACAGGCTTTTATTAAACAAGCTGGGTTATTATATAGTGGCTCAAGTGCAGGGTTACAGATTGCCTATAATTTTGTTCCAAATCAGAATCCAAATAATTTACCTACTAGTCTGGTAACAGAGATGGTCACTAATCCTACGAATATAAACATCTCTAACTTAGGTACTGGTGGAAGTAGAGTGACTAGGGAGCCTTATGATTTTCCTCTTGAAAGTATTGCAGTAAATAACATTTCAATTATAAATGACAATGAATTCTATAATTTGGATTTACTTAGGTTCGTGAATTTCTCAATTGATAGTGGTTTTGTTCAAATGCCCGTTTATATACCGGGGTCATTTGGAGAAGAGATGACCTTTTCGGGTTTAACTATAGATAATTTATTCAGAACTTATTATAGCACATGTGATAAAGAATTTACCTTTAGGACAGAAGACATAAGAATAGGTGTTCCGAGAAAGATTTACATTGCTATGATAGGTCGGGTAAAGGAAAATTCCACTCAATTATTACGTGGGGAGTATGTATTGGTAGTAATATCCAGAGATAGTCTTTTAGAGACGGAAAATTATGTGGGATGTGAAACAGGGGCTACTAATGCTATTAGTGTGTACCGGTTACCAAATAAGCCGTTAATAAGAAAGTAAAGGATTTCAAATATGTTAACAACAACAGGTTTTCAAAATTTTGGATTTGAAGTTTCGGATACTACAATTAGTATCCTTCCTGGGACCTCTAGAGTAGGGGATAAATTATTACAATTTGATGGAACTCAGGTATTATTTGATAGCGTGACTTCTTTTGGTGCTGAGATAAATTCATATCAGAATACTCTTTTTTATCTTCAGAATGTCGGGGATCTTGCTGATATGAGTCAAGTAAGATCGGATGTCACGAGTTCTTATGAGTCTTTGGATATACCGGCTCTCCCAGACAGTAGTAATGCTCCTTTAGGGTTGTTTACCTTTTATAAAGATGCCTCAGACGTAAGCGCTTATTCTTATAGTTATATCTAAGTTTTGTTGTAGATATAAATGGAGACTTTAAGGAATTGGGGCAAGGATTATTCATAGAAATAAATTAATTCATTTTTCTCCGGTAATATTCTTTTAATATATAAGTCATTTCTATGACTCAAATATATTTACCAAACAGTGAAGAATTAGGCCGTCGTCGATTTCATGATGCTAAATCTGATCGTATACAGATCAGAACTATAGCTGATCAGCGTCTTGTTGAGATACGTTCTTTATTAGCTTCAAACTATCCAAGAGATCCTTATCATAATAATCTGGCACTATTTCATCGGTTTAATGCACGTGAGATAGCACGTACTCAAATTTCAAATAATGATATAAGTAGTGATATTCAATATACTACAACAAGACCAGAATATCTCCATCAAATCCTTGGTGAAAGACTCTTTCTAGGAAATCGGATAGCTCCTTTAAGTTATAATGACGAGACATACCGGCAGTTTTTAACTTCAATAAAGAACACCTATTTAAGAGGATCTAAAGTAGAGGATATTGAAGCACTTGCTAGTCTATTTACTGGCCAGCAAGTTATAATAAAAGAACTTTATAAAGAACTGCGTAAACCTGAGACATCTTTAGACATTTCTGATACGAATATGATGGTAGTAGAGGCTCTTATTAACGGCTCTCTTCCTTCTGGCTATAATATTGCATCTTTATTAAGTGATATAAATTATTTCATAAATTTAGTTCGGCCAGCACATGTTCTTTATGATACGAGATTAATCTGGACAGAAACCATAGATGTAAATAAGACCACTGATATTTACTTTGGTGATACTGGTGGAGGCTGTGTTCCTTTATACCTCTATGATCCGTTTGGAGATAGCACTGTTATGGCGTTACAGGTCTTCATTCTTCCTACGAGTGAAGGAGCTACAGGTGTCATAGATTCTATACATCATTGGGATTCACTCTTTTATTTAGCTGATTCCACAAGGGTATTAACAGAACCGGGTACAGCAGGGACTCGGATATATGGTGCTGATGGTCGTCAGGTAAGTTTTAACTCTCTTAAAATAGGCCAACATGTAAAAATAACTTCTCAGGTAATATCAGGTGATTTTCAATTCTGGTGGTATCCGGAAGAATATTTCCCTACTTGGAGTTCCCAATTTTATAGGGATTATTATCGTCGTCCTATTTTCCAGGAAAATGTTAAAAAAGAGATGGATGATCAGGGGCGATTTCCTCTTCAAATAAGAACAACTGAAACTACTGTATGTGATCGTTGGGTACAGGATACCCTTCAACCTTACTATGAGGATTTAAGGAGTAATTGCTCAAGTGGCAGTGAGCATTCAAGGGAATTTTCTGTTACTCTTAGTGAACGGATGGGAAGTTCCCATTTTGCTAATCCTTATGGCTCAAATCAGACAGCCCTACCGGGAAATGAATTTGCTTTCTTTATGGAGCAAACGCCTTTAACAGACGGTTCTAGTAATCCTGCGACTGTGTCTGATGTAGCAGTTATCCTTGATAGCACCGCTTTACCGTTACAACCAGTCGTTTATGTAGATGCCAGTTCTGGAAAGGTACAGTTAAGTGAGGATCATGTTTATTGGGATAATACAGCATTGACTTTTCCTATTCCTGGTGATGAGTTTCAATTTAATTACCATTATCTTCAGGATGGATCTAATTATGATAGTTCTTCTATCATGGTTTATGGGGTAGGGAGTTGGCAGATGCCTCAGTCTCCTCTTGTGGCAGGAGATGGTACAGGCACTCTTGCAGATACGAGTGATGTAACCTTATCTGTTGATGGTACTGCTATTACTAGTGCTGTAACAGATATAAACGCTTTATTAGGGCATGTAACAGTAAATCAACTTTCTAGTTTTTGGAATGGTTCTGAACTGGGTCGTTTACCTCAAATCGGGGATGAGTTTGAATTTGATTTTACTTATGGTTCTAAATACCAGTATTCATGTTTGTTTGATGAACTTGGGAGAACTTTAGATACTTATATAGGGCCTAATTCGACTTATGGAATTGTATTTGATGGTGAGTTAAATGGAGATCCTGAAGTAACTCCTATTATACCTGATGCTACAGCAGTTATAGGTTATCGTTATCGTGGTTATCTATTACATCATAGTTCGGTATTGAATTCTCCTGATACTCTTAAACTGAATACTTTCCAGAAACCGGCTACTCGTGCTTCTATAATTAATCAAGCAAATACAATAAATCATTTTAATATCTTTTTCTCTCCTGAATTTTTATATGATACTTCAGCAATTGATGTTCTAGATGATGCTTATCTTGAGAATGGGTTAGATCCGATTTTAAAATTAAATGTAGGTACGCCTCCTTTTCAAAAGAGTTGGTCACATCATCCTGGATTAGTCTACAGTAGAAAGCTCCAGGATATTAGGACAAATAAGCGGTTATTGCTTTATTCCGATTTATTATTAAAGGAATTTCAGGAAGGTAATGATGAGATACCTTTAAATTCTATCTGTGATTCAGAGCGATTTGATTTTAGGATACGTTATGAGAATGAAACTCTCCCAGGGTTACAAGAATGTGAACCATGGATATTATTTGATTCTATTCAGGTAAGTGATGTTGATGTTTCTATTCCGGGATTTTACAGAGGGGTTCCTAATGTCAGGGTTCCTGGAAAGAATTTACGAGAAAGTTTTATTCTACGGGAATTAGAGTCCACGGGAGTAGCTGAGTATACCTATACTTTTGATACTGATAGTAGTGCAACACCTGAATATTATCTGCCTTCTTCATTTCCTTTTACTTACAATGATGATGGAATAAATTTCCCTGCATTACCTGTTATAGATTTAGATGGCAATATTGCAACTATCAGTGATATAGAGGTAAAGGTAAACGGGGTAGTATGGACGGTATTAAGTTTTGACCCTTTAACAGGGTATATCTTGTTAAGTCCGTTTCCAGTGGGTCCTGCGATAAATGTAGAGACTAAATATTATATAAGTAATGAAGCTACGATACCGATGGCTGATAGGGATTATTCAAGAATATTTGACAGTAGTGATGTTTTTCCAGGTTATTGTTTTGATGGTTTTAGTACTACTCTGAATGCAAATTTTGATGAGTTTTATACTTTCCTAGATGATGACAGCGATGGTATAAAGGTTACTTACTTTAATAAAGATACTCTGAATGTTGAGGAGCATATCTTCTCAGGTCCAGTTTTTGAATATTATAGTGTAGGTGATGATGAATTAGGTTCTCCAGATAACTTTCCTAATGCTTTAGTTAAGATCGTAAATCCAATACACATAACTAACCCTTTGAGTTATTCAGGAGATTATAGTTTTTTAAATGATAAAGTTGTACGGTTCAGGAAGAAAACTTTCAAAGAACTTCTTCCTAGTAAAACATTTCGGACTATAGAGTTGATGGAGATGATGCCATTATAAATGTAATTATCAATTAATAATTTTATAAAAGTGAATAGGACTTATAAGGAGTAGCAAATGTTTTGTATGGAGAATTTACATAAAACTAGTGATAATTTTTCAGGTGGCTTTAAATTGAAATTTCCTGAGCAGACTCAGCCTCTTAAAGGGGAGTTCTGGATGTTTCTTAAAGATGAATCGGGTCATATCCTTTCAAAGAGACATGGGAATAATATAATTGTTAACACAGCTTCCATTTTAATTGCAAGGCTGTTAAAAGACAATTCGGAGCCTATTGGTGGTATAACTTATCTAGCTATGGGCACAGGAGCTGTGGGGTGGAATTTACAGAATCCCCCACAACCTACAACAGCCCAGACTACTTTAGAGAATGAGATCGCTCGTAAAGCTTTCACTACTCCTGATGTTACTTTTGTAGATCCTGAAACCGGTGACCCGACGATTGTTCCTACAAATGTTTTAGACTTTACAGCTACGTTTGCAGAGACTGAAGCAGTAGGTCCCATAGTAGAAATGGGTTTATTTGGGGGAGACGCAACTGATTTACTAGATAGCGGTTCTCAAGTAAACTATAGAACATTTCCTGTTTTGAATAAAACCAATTCGATGACCTTGACAATTATCTTTAGAATAACCGCATAATTGCTTTGTATTCAAAAGGTTACAGAGGTTTACAAAAGGGGAAATTGATGTTTGAGAATCTTGGAGTATGTAAAGGAGCAGGGACTATTTTGGGTGATATCCAGATAGGTTCTGAAACTATAAATATATCAAAGATAGGAAGACATTTTTACACTTTGTTAAATAACAGAATTGTTATGGCTGCAAAGTCAAGACAGGAATTACAAAATAGAGTAGTACCGGTTCTTTCTCATGTAATAAAAAATATAAGTAAATCTTCTCAATCGGATTCTGCTCGATGGATGCCAGTTGATAAGAGATACACAGAGATGATAACTGATACTATTAAGAATATTCATAAAAATTTAGAGCCAGTAGAGATATGTTTACTGAAAGCGAAGCCTGATGAGACCCAGGATAACAGGTCTGTTTTATCTAAAAATAAACAAGGTATAGTAGAAAAATTAGATGCATATCGTTCAAATTTGAAAAAATTTGAAAATACAAAGAACAATATACAAGAGGCTTCTGAGATACTATTAAGGGTCAGTCTTAATAAGAAGTTGTGGAACAAAGAGAGAGTAATGAATATCATCAATGAGACTAGATCAAATATGGCTATATTATCGAATGACTATGAGACTATTGATAGTTGTTTGGAACGATCTGATCAACAGGCTGATAAAATACAGATGATAGTTAGTAGAAAGATTGCCTCAAAGATATTAAAGGGTACTATTGGGAATATAATTGAAAATTTTGCTATATTAAAATCATTTTTATCTGAGCTTATACAAGTATTAAATCCATTTTATGGCATTGACAAAGTTTTTAAAGATTATGTCGGGTATCCGGCAACCTGGTTCTTAGATAGCGCGGTTTTTATGGATTTTCTATTTGAATTTGATAATTTAATCAATCATCTAATTAAATTCACAGAATTAGAATCAGATACTATTGAACCATTATTATTATGGAAAATAAAGCTGACGGGAGTTTAAAATGTCCGATTACTTAGGGCCAAACCAGACTAGAGTCTTAGATTACGACAACAGAAGTTTTGAAAAAGTTGTTTATCAAAGGAAAAAACCTCCTTTGTCTAGTGAAGTCAACCTTACAGGTGACATCGCTTCAGAGCATTCACAAAATTTAGCACAGTTTTTACTTCCTAGTGGATGGGGTATAGTAGGTGAATTAAGAGATGGTACTTCTGAGAGTGATGGTGATGCAGGAGATGTGATTTGTTCCTCTGCTTATACTGCGAATTCTTTTAGGTTTCTTGCTCTGGATAAAGGAATTGAAAAGAAGACATTGATAGCATATGTTAATGGATGGGAATTACTTATTCAGGGATCAAACTCCCTAGATGAAAATAATACCATAACTCTTTCTGCTCCTCCTTCAATAGATTATCGTGTTGACTTTGTCTTTTTGGAGGTTTGGAGAAAACTTCTTTCTACAACAGATGTAGTTTATAAATACGGTAATGTATTATATGGAGGTACAAACCCATCTAATGATCTTATTGACCCGGCAATAAATATAGAGACTTCTCGCAGGGTCCAAATACAATACAGAATCAGAGTTGTTTCTGGCATAGACATAGAATCTTATCCGGAAGGCTTTGATCCAAGTGAAGTCTTTGTACAAGGCCCTCTTGCTGCTCCTTTAAGTACCTGTACACATGCATATTTTGCTCAGGTAGATGGTGATCCAGGTCTCTGGAGAGCAGGTGTAGGAGATACTGCTGCACAGGAAGATTTAGGTACAGTAGACGGGTATACCTATGCGATTCCTATGTTCGCAATACATCGTAGAAACACTGGTGCTTATAACGTGGAATCCACATCTAATGGTGCGGGTAAAAGTTTAGCCGATTATTTATTGGGTCAACCTTCAGACCGGCCTGATAATCAATATAATGACTGGGTGGTTGCTGATGACTTTTTAGATTTACGTCATAGAATTACTCCTGTACAAAATATGGTTGAGTTATGTAATTCCTCTTTTGAAAAACTTACTCCCCAAGTGGATGCAGTCAGTTATACTGACCTTGCAGGATCTACTCGAATAGCTGGAGGTGATGACATCAGACGAATGTTCTCAAATGCTGCTATAAGTCAGCCTGATTCTCTTATGGTACGTACAGTATCTAATAAAACATCGGGGACACCCGGTGCACCATGGGCTGCTTTAGATGAAGTACAAGTAACTATTCTTTCTGGCCCTGCGGGTTCTGTTATTGATAGTTTGAACGAGGTGTATACTTCAGGTGGTACCCTTGTAGATCCGACTGATTATACTGCTTCAGGGGCAGGTACAAGTATAGTGACAATCCGAGTAAGTGCAGGTTCTTCTTTAATAGGGGGGAGTTTACCAATTACCGCTGATCATACAATTAGATATGCTGCGGGTCTTAATGGTATGACTGCTCTTCCTGAAAGATTCTTAGAAGTAAGGAATGAGTTTGATTCATCTCAGATCATAGCTCCTATTGATGCTGATATACGGGTACGTAGTTCTGATCCGGTGATTGCAACTGATGGGACACATTTCAATATGTTGTCTAATCAGGGTGCAAATAGTACCGAGCCTTATAATTTTGGTCATCAGATGATTTATCATGTGTTAGGTAACGGGACACAGATTATTGAAGTAGATAGGACTCTTTTTGGCTATGAAGTATTGGGTATTGCTAGTGTCTATGTAAATAGTGCTTATCGAAGTCCTGTTATTACTAGAAATGCTACAAAATATAGAATAGATATGCAAAGTCCTGTGGTAGCATTAAATACTGATATAGAAGTAAGGCTTTATTTAGGAACAAAATTTTTTGCTACAAATAAGCAATCAAGAGCTATTATAGATACGTATGAGATGAGTGAGTACAATCCACTGGAATCTCCTGATAGTATTTCGTCTACT